AGCTGTTTCGCTCATCGTCTACCTTCCTTTCGTAATAAATGTCAAACCAAATGACGCGTTCATAGATTCCTTTGTCATCCGTTCCAACATCTACTGGTTCAGGAACCTGCATGGATAAGAAATCTACTTTTGTATCTTTGATCATGAATTGTTTCTGTGTTTCTAATATTTCAAACAGTTCGGCTGCTGCCTGTTCTGTTTCTTTTGAATTGTTGTTCCAGTGAACTAAGACAGATATACTTTTCGTATCATATTTCTTATATCCACCTACTGCATACCGTTTTGGAGCATAGGAACTTCGTTGATACACTCCAATGGATCTGTCTTTTTTGTTGTCTAACTTTCCTGTGTAATAGTGATCAGCTTCAAATACTGTTTTCAGCCAGTCTTTCACATCTGCTAGCAAAATCATACGCCACTCTCCCTTCGGTACAGTTTCTTAAATGCTTTTTGTGCAAAATCTTCATACAATCCGCCTGGAAGCCAAGGATTAAACCATTCACCGCCTGCAAACGGATTTTCATATGTCTGGAAATTGTATTCCGGATGAAAATATAACCTTCTGGCATATGGCGTTGTAGATACAATCCTTGCGCGTCCTGCTTTGCTGTAGGTGTAATCCACAAACGTATTATCGTTTTGCAGATTTCCTGTATCAAACGGCATAACCTGAGCTTGTACCACTTCGGTATGCAAAGCTTCTGCTGTCTTTTCCAGTGCTGTGACTTGTGCCTGTGAAAGCTCCCGAAGTCTCTGTGTGTTGATTTTTATAATTGAATTGCAACGGATCATCACATCAACTCCAATCTGGTATAATTGACCGTCCCATCGGGATTTCTTGCTTTCTCTCCACTTACGATCACTCTCTCAACTCCAAAGATTGTTGCGACACCGCAACTGATCACTGGTACATCTGGGTCGATATCTCCACAAAAAAGAGCAGATCCCGTAACCTGTACAATCTTCTGCTCATTTGTCATAACTCTTTTCGCTTTATCTTGATAGTTGCATTTGAAATCCGCATCGATCAGAGTGATCGGCTGCCCTTCCTCTCCAATCTCTTCGCTGTCAATCCGAATATGAATATCCATCTGACACATTGATTTTGGAATTAACTCTGGCCATTTCATCAGATCGCCCCCAATCTCCTGCAGCACAATCCTGTCTGCTCTAACATCGCGTAATTATCAGCTTTCATGATCACTCCATCCTGAACTGTCACATTCCATCCACCGGCATTGATTCCCATTGACACGCCATTGATCGAATAAGAACTTAAGACACTGTTGATCAGAGATTCATTTTCTGCTTCAAAATCTGCCTGTTTGCAGACAACTAGACGTATCACATCTTTCTGAAATTCTGTCAGATTCTCAAATCCTCTTGCTACAATACGGTTAAATGTAAGCGTGTCAATGTGTCGACTTGCGATATACAGTCTCCTTTCAAGATTATCCGTTGTGATTACACCGCTGACTTTTTCATAATACTCCTGATCCGCATAAGAGGCGAGTGCCATATGCACCACCTCCTACACTTCGGTATATTCCGTAGTGTCTACGTCAACGTAAACAGAATCAACCTTGCTATCTTTTCCGTTCGGGAATACAAATACGTCAGATAAAGTTCTGTTCTGATACAGATAACCATCACCTTCTGTGTGTGTTCCTGGATCAAAGTAATAGATGGATGAGATCTTAGGAACTGTCTTACATGTCTGTCCGCATGCGATCAGCACATTGATCTTATGTGATCCTGTTACGGATTTACCTGCGTCTTTCTTTACTGGTGCAAATCCGCCTTCTTCAACTTCCCAGTTAAACTTATCATAGAAGCGTTCATCATCGATAACTTCCATAAGTGTTACGCCATCAATATCTGTGACTCGTGTTTCGATTCCCATACCGCCTTCTGCGATCTGAGTCATCTCAATCTTACGAGTAAATTCTGTAGACAGTTCTAACAGATCCATGATCGCAGATGATACATACATGATCAGTGATCCATTCGCTTTGTATCTGCGAAGTTTTCCTGCTGCAAGGAATCCTTTTAACTTGCTGAATACATTTGCTTTTGTATAATCACTGGAAGCTGTTGAGCTGTGATATCCAGTCACTTTCTGTGCAGCCTGTGCTACTTTAGAGAAAAATAACGCATCTGTTTCTGGAACTACCTGAGTTTGTTCAAAGACTTTGGAAATATTCTGGATAGATGCTGTTGCGTTTGTCTCATCGACATCTGCTTTATCAACAAGAAATGACACATCTCTGTCGTGTTCTACGGTAAATGCAGTATCTGTCTGTGCATAAGTTCCTTTGTTCCATCCGCCATTTCGACTGTGGTTTTTGAATCCAGATACAGACATCTGTGTGAAGTGGAATGTTTTCGCATCCAACCATGTTACATTTGATGTTACGAATGGAGAAGTTAATGTTCCCTGCATTAAGATCTCCAGGAGTTCCGGCTCCCATACCTGTGCATAATTTAATGCCATTCTTTCTTACCTCCTAATTAAATCGGTTCCATCGTTTTGTTGGTACCGATTTCTGCTGTGGTGTATTGCCGCCAGTCTCTCCGCCATGCTGCTGACCAACTCCGATCTGACGGAATCCTGTCTGCTGTTCCTGTGGTTTTAACTGTGGCACATCTTCCAATACTTTGTTTAATGCTTCTTTTAATTTTTCGGAATCAATCTTTCCATCCTGTACGACCTGTGACACGTCTGCCAGTTTTAACACGTAAGGCATTGTTTTTAAGTCGATCCCAAGTTCTCCAGATAACTTATAAGCATCACGCTCGATCATAGCTTTCTGTGCCATCTGCTGCGCGTTCTGTGCCTCGTTCTGGATTGCTTCGATGTTTGGTTCATTTGCAGCTTTCTGCTGCTTAAATGCCTGCATTGCCTGTTCAGCTTCTTCCTGACTTAAGCCCTGCTGTTTAAAGTAGGCTTTTAATGCAGTATTTTCTTTTGCTGCTAATGTTCCATCTAACATCTGCTGAATCTTATTGTAGTCAATCTGTGGCTGTGGTGGATCAGTTGCCGGTGAGGTCTGATTTGCTCCTGGCTGTGGTGCAGGTTCTCCCTGTCCTCCTGTTGGCTCTGATCCTGGTTCCGCAAAAAACTGTAGATTCATGTTTAATTTCTTTTTCATTGCTGCTCCTTTCCATTTTGTGGGTGTCTCCCAATCATCCATTGTCTTCGGTGTCACCGCCCACGCATCTTTTACCCTCTTATCGTGTTTGGAGCATAAAAATAAGACGTCTTAACGGAACGTCTGCTACCGAGATTTATGGATCACCTCTTACTTTCTTGCCTTGGTACTTCTTTTTGGTTTTTCTTCTTCCTCAGTTCCTTCCTGAGCTTCTGGTTCTTCTACTGGTTCAACGATTT